CACGATTGTCAAGAACGATGCGGCCTTCTTCGAGTGAACCGAAGTAACCAATCTTGTTCTGACGGATGCTATATTGATCATCAGCAATTAGATTAAACTCACCGCCGTTTTCAGCGTCAACTGCTACAGGGCGAACCAAAGATTCACGAGAGCGGTCGATACCAAGAACAAGCTCGTCATCACCAGCGGCTGCTTGGTCACCACTGCCACCGCCAGCCAACGGAACATTTCCGCTTTGTTCTGCAACAAAGATGTCGTTGAATTTGCGTGAAGAACCGCCAAGTCCAGAGCCGCCCATTTCATTTAGCTCAATAACATTGATGCCGTAGAAGGTAGGAGCGCCAGCAGCGTTATAAGCTTCTTCAGCAATAACGTCAGGAGTGCGAACCGAATCAGTACCAGCGCCAGCAGGAGCTACCTTGGTATTGATTGGGTTGTAAGCGATAGCACGAAGCTCTTCAACAATCTCAGGAGAGCAGACGATATCAGTTACACCACGACCTTGACGAGCGTCAGGAGTTCCACCAACAAAGGAAGAAACGATTCTCTTCGAGCGAGTGATCATGCGATTGAGGTCAGCAAGAACAAAACGTTTAATAGCAGAAGACTCTTCAACGTGAGCAACGCTATTAGTAGTTGCATTTGCAACAGCCTTCATGATAACGTTAGCAGAGATTGTGTTTTGCTTGAGAAGAATCTCTTGGGCAACACGAGTCATTGTCTTAGCGACAACATCCATGCGGCTCTTAGCAGCATAACGACGGTCAAAGCTTACAGCGGAGTCAAGGCTATAAGTAGCGATCTTGAGTTCCGAAGATGTTGGAAGAACTTCCGAAGTAGGAAGACCGCCAGCACGGCTTTGGCTATAAACTTGAACATAATCTTCGTCAGAGATGTCGAAGTAGAGATCCAAGGGAATAGAAGGATTGTCGTCAGCATTGTACTGAAGAGTTGTAAAGAGGTTAGACAATGCGGGTGCATTGTTAATAACTTCTGCGAGAACAGGTCCGATAAACTCAGCAAGAGCGGTTTGAGCTTCGTAAGCAACGTCACGGTTGCGGGAAGCCATAGCCTTGATAAGCTCAACTTGTTCGGGGGTATTTTTTAAAGTGATTTTCATATTATTAAATTCCTTTTTTCATTAACCGAGTTTAACAACAACGAAATCGCCTGCGAACGCATCGGTAACACCTTGCGATGTGCGAGTGCCAGTTCCAATAACAGTTCCGATAACTTGATCGACACCGTCTTGACCAGTTGTTCCAAGAGCAACACCAGTGATCTTGCCGTTAGCAGCAGTTGCTACACCAGCACCAATCGTGAAAGAAGTGTTTGCGTCAAAAGCGTTAGCGTTGAACGTGAAAATTCCTTTAGTTGCAACAGGAACAGATTGTCCAGGAAGAACAGCTTGGAGCTCCTCTTTCTTGGTTGCATTGTAAAGAAGTTTTTCACCGTTTTCATCATTCTTTGCAGTCTGATTAAGAGTAACACCAAGAACAGCGCCCTTGGTTTCGTTAGCTCCACAGCCCGTAATAGTCAATGATACAGTTGGGTACATCTCGCTGCCAACAAATGGATAGTCAGTTTTGCCAAGATAGCTGTTAGAACCATAAGTAATAACATCTTGGTTGAAATTTCCACCTGCAACTTTAACGATGCTACCTTGAGAAGCCTGCCCGTCATCTGTAGTAGAATCCAAGGCAACGGCTGGATCGAAAGCGAACATGTTAACCACGTCGTTTTCGTCATATTGTCTGAATGGTAATAGTCTAAGTGCCATAATTTTAGTTAGTTAAATTTTTTTTTTTATCCAAGGATATTTTCACGGCTAAAAGCAGCAGCGAACTTATCCTTCAAAGTTTTTGCAGAAGCTTGCGCTTCGTTATTATTAGGAATCTCTTCGTTTGTTTGTTCTGCATTTGCAAGAGCTTCTTCAACGTCAACTTTTTCTTCCTTAGCTTCTTCGCTTTCCTCGGAAGCTTCAGAAGTTGTCAAACGTTTTTCAACCTCAGCGTCGATCTTAGCTTGAATTTCTTCTTCGATCTTAGCTTTAGCTTCTTTGTTCTTGGATGCCCAAAAAACTTCAAGTTCACTCTTAAACGATGCGAAAGCTTCTTCGGAGTCTTCAAGACCCTTAATTTTTTCAGCGATGAAAGCAGCATCGCTTTCTTCGAGATCGTAAAGAGAATCAATTTCTTCCATGCGAGCATTGAAACGTGCAACTGCTTCTTCAGCAAGTTTTGCAGCTTCGAACTCGGCGATGCGTTCTTGAGCAGCCTTAAGCTCTTCTTTAATAGATTCTACAGAAGCTTGAAGCTCTTCCTTCGCAGATGCGATTTCGGCCTTCTCTTGTTCCGCAGCTTCAAGAGAAGCTTTGTACTCGTCATCTTTTTGTTTAATGGCATCGGCAAAAGTCGATGTCATGCCCGCAATCGCCTCTTCTGAAAATTTCTTCTCTGAAAGGGATGCTTTGATTTCTGATAGTAGAGTTTCTAAGTCCATGATTTTAGTATTGTTTACAGTATTTTTTAAATTTTGTGAAATTTTGTCATTAATTTTTTTTAAATTTGAAGCTTGTGATTTATTTGAATTATCAGATTCTTCTGTTTCTTGATATTCGTTACTGATAACCCCTTTAACATTTGCGGCAGGTTTCATTGTAAAACCGATACCAAGAGGATATACATTTCCGACTATCAACCGATATATTGGACTGCCATCTTCGGTGACACCTTTACCACCAAAAGCTTTAAGCATTCCCTTCATTTCCATAATTTTATCTGGATCTGAAATTATTTTTGCATCTTTTAGATTTTTGCTACCTACTGCAATTTTATATTCACTGAAACCAACTTCCCAACTAGCAGAAACAGTATTGTGTGTTTTGCTTTTTGGATCGGTGCTTCTTTTAAGAGTTTCAAAAAAATCTTTATCTACGGTCTTATAAACAACCGCACCTAATGCAATATTGAAAGGATTTTTTTCGTTTTCATCTACGTTTACCAAAATATTGCTATCTGAGTAATCACTAAAACCAGCATTAACTATATGTCCAACAATTTTTTTCTTATCGTGTTCTATATTAGTTGGTTTGTGAACGAACTGTTGAACCGAATCAATGGCGGTTTTGGTACTCATACCATCGCCATTTTTATTAAATTCATTAACCACCGCAGCATTAAAAGCCACTCCCATTAAGTCAATGTTTTTTTCTAAATCTACGGAATTTGGTATTAAATCTTTTAGATTTTCAATGTTGGCTTTTGAAATATCTATCCCACCAATTTCTTGACAAGCTTTAATTTCAAAGTCAAAAGTTGTTGTATATTTATGCATCCTTTTTAGGATTTTTAACAACCTTAAGTTCCCCCTCTGGACCTACTTCTTTTTCTTTCTTATCATCTTCTGAAAGAAGTTTTGAGTAAGCAGCTTCGGCTTCTTCAGAAAGCTTGCCCTCCTTTTTCATCTTTTTAAGGATTGCTTTTTGCAAAGCAGGAGGAAGTTTCTTTTGCTTTTCTGTTAGCCCTCCTTCTCCAACTTCATTCATCATGCCTCTCATTTTGTCATATTGCATTCCGCAAGCTTTCATGGTTTGATCTTTATCCATTTTACTTGTGTCAACAAGAGCCTTATCATCCATTGCACAAACACTCATGTATGATTTATACATAGCTTCTTCTGTTTCGCTATACTTTTTTGCAATAGAGATTTCAATGTTTCCGTTTGAACGGTCTACATTCGCTACGAGTGGATTTTTAATTTCTTTCATTTGAGTGATATAAAATTGCTGATGGGTATAATTCTAATTTATGAGATTCTGAAATATTAAGAACGCCATCTAGCGCACCCAATTTTTCTATTACGTTAAAATCATTTACACAAGAAATCACCTGATCTGACCAATTTTCTTTTTCTGTTGCGCATACTACAGACTCGCACAGCCTATCTACCATTTTACTTTGCTCTTTTGAGAAACCCTTTTTACCCACTTTTAGTTTTTCTCTTAGTTTAGTGAAAGCTATGTTTCTCAGATTTTCTATTTCATAAATAGTTTGCTGTATATTTGCTCTAGAAAACTGATCTTCCGAACCCTCTGGCCTTCCAGGCATACCATTTGTAGGCTTTGTCTTGGGCTGATCTTCTTCATCTTGGATCATTGGAATACCGCCTACGATAGGATTAAAATAACCCTTTTCTCTTTGATCGACAAATTTGTCTTGCGCTTTTTCTAGCTCTTCTGCCTTGGGGAATCTTCCAGTGTGGAAAAGAGTCATTCCTTGTTCTGCGGTAAGAACCCCAAGCTCCATGAGCCTTGTTGCGACACGCATTAGTTGAGTTTCGTCACGAAGATCAATGTCTTTAAACTTAACAGTTGGGTATTGTCTAAAACCTAAATCTTTTGAAATTCTTTGAATTTCTGGTTGTAGGAAATCATTAATAAAAGCTTCACGAGCCTCTTTCAATCTATCTAAAAATACACGAGCCTTAATTTGTGCACCACTATACTTATCCTCATTGAGAATAATGTTTTGAAGCCCTTCTTTAATATCTTGATTAATAACTTCGTATTTTTGTACACCAACAACTTTGTTAATATCTGGAATAACAAAATCAGCCTTAGTTGTATAGTCAGAAACCAAAACACGACCAACAGATTCATTTTGGAAGAGTTTTTGCATAGCTCTAACATTATTAGAATTAATTCCACCCTTTTCTGGTTCTGCGCCCATCGTAATCATAAGAATGACATTTTCTACTGTTCTCATGATTGCTTGATCCATTTTTTTCATTTCCATCTTGGCGTTAATGTCCTCGAGAACTGGATAGCCAAATGGAATAGCAAATGGTTCATAATCTTGCTTTTTGTAAAAACTATATGCAAGTCTTTCGTTTTCTAAATTTATTTTAAGACCATCTTTAAAGTAAGCGCCATCTTTTATTAGTTTTTGATCTTCTGGATCGAGAGCATTAAACACAGCTCTATCGTAATCATTTTTTGGATTAGCAAGTCTTTCCATGTCAAATTCAGAAAGAATTTTTGCATAAGCTCCATCTTTAGTATTGAATACCGTGCTACGCTTTGCTACAATCTCGAACGGATTCAAAACGATGTATTTTAAGGGAAATTTATTTTCTCTCGGAGTATTTTCTACTATTTTCGAAAACTTTTTAAAATCCTCTAGATCGAACTTTCCATCCAATCTATATAGAAATATATTACCGCTTCTATAGTATTCTCTAAAGTATTGATCTTTTAAGTCCCAAAGTTTTATTCTATCAAAAAGTTTTTTGAAAAAATCTCTAGAAGTTGCATTTCCTCCCTCTAGATAAACTTCAGCATTTGCAAACTCTGACATCATATCAATTGTATTCCTAAAGATTGGAACGTTAGCATATGCTTTTTGACAAAGCTCAATAGCTTCTCTTACATTAATTCCATCAGATGAAATTTCGTAAGGTAACAATCCAGCACGAATTTGACTAAATTTATTAAGTGGGGCCGTAACAGAGGATCTGTTTATCCTAGTGCTTGTATTTTTTTCATTTAAATTACTTATCGAACCAGTCCTGCTGTACGACCCCAAAGAGGTATGATAGGCTTCTCCAGCGGTTGCTGGTTCTACTGAATCTTCAGACTGCGAGGCTTTAGTCTCAACTTTGTTAAATTTGTTCCAGTAATTAGATTTCTTAGTGTATTTTCTTTTAGCCATATCTTATTATAAAGTTAATTACACTTTTAAAAGTAACTTTTAAAACTTTTTTAAATAAACATAGGAGTGAACCCCTGGTTACTTTCCTTGGGGACACTCATCATATCATAGTATATGTTCATTCCCCAGTTGCCCAGCACCAAAGCAGAATAAGAGTCTTTTCTTGGTCTGTCTACACCTTTTTGTCTTTTTAGGTTTGAGGGTAAATCAAAACTTTGAGTTCCGCCAGCCGAGCTGGAAACTTGTATAAGTGCGCATTCTGCTTTTGTTAAGTCTATCATGTCTTTTTGGTGCTCAATAAATTCAATCATTTTAGCTCCGATATTTTTTTCATCTTCATACTTTGAGAATTTTAATTCTTTTATAGGAATTTTTTTAGCTCTTTGCATTGAATAGTTGTCATCCATAGCGGTAGCGGCAAAATACAATCTTTTTCTATCGAATGCGGTTTGCAACATTTCGTTTGCGTTTCTAATCCAAACAGATAGAGGCTTTCTTAGGTGACATATAACGTTACTCTTTAAATTATAATCCCTCCTAGCTTCTTTTAAATCCCTTACATAATCGTGCGGATTGTTGAAAGCAGCGTCAAAGATGCCTATCTTTAATTTTTCTTTTTTAAATATATCGCTTTCGTTGCAAGAGTTTATAAACTGCACACCCCCATTATAGTCACCAGAAATCATAACAATATTAAAATTATCTAAAATATACTTAAAATACTGGATATGTTTTTTTAGATTAGTTCCTGGCAAAGCATAACTGTGAACTAATACGCCTTTCTTTTGTTCTGGCAAAAGTTTTATAACTTGAATCGCAAAATCGTCTGAAGCCTCTGATTCCGACCAAGATGGGTCAAATGCCATAATATATTCTGCGTCCTCTTCCCCAGCTACTTCTACTGCTGGCGATTCACCATCTTCAATGGTGCATTCGGCCATTTTGCTGATTTTAAAATAACCAGCACTATCATCAGTAAACTGCGCATTGAACTCTCTATCAATCTGAGACTGGCTCATTGTCCCCTTTGCTTGGCTAATTAAATTTTCATCGTAAAGAGCTTTCGGCGCACAATCATAACTAAATTGCATTATACATCTCCTACCTTGGTTTTTTGCTCCAGGATTGAAAATCATATTCTCATAAGCTTGGTACATTTTATAGAGATACTCAAATTTATAGGATGCGGATGATAAGCCAATCATTTTATTCGATGGCCACTCAGTTCTTTCTTCTTCCGTCATTTTACCAGCCGCAATCATTGCATCTTCTGCGTCTTTGATTTTTTGTCTTTCTGTTGGGTTTTCCACAACCGCCAGGAACGGCATAATAACCTCGTTTAATACTTTTTCTGGCATAAGTAAAAGCTCGTCAATAATTATACGCTGAAAACGAAAACCACGAAGCTTTTCACCATCACCAAGAGGTAAAGCAGTAATACGACTTTTGCCAATTTGCATAGACCATTCATCGTTAGACTTGCCCACCTTACCAATACATTGTCGAAACAATTCTGCTTTTTTGTCTTGTGCTATATCTTCGATTTTGCGAAAGATCATCTTGGACTGACGAAATGATTTTGAAATAATTCCAATATGTACGCCTTGATTAATCATAGCGTCTAGTAAAGCAAAAATACCAGTAGAGAATGATTTGGACATACCACGAGACCAGATTCCCAAAAAGTAATCGTTCTCCATCATAGCTTTAACAGCCATATGCTGGAATGGGAAAAGCTCAATGCCAGTAAGTAATTCGGTAGTGAATGTTACATTCTCTTTTAAAAATTTATATAGCCACAATTTTGCTTTAGTGTCTTCAAGGTATCCCTCAAGTTCTAAAACTTGTTTGTTTATATCTTCTTTTTTTAGGGGTCTTTGATTGCCTGCTTCCCAACTCATTTTGCCTCCTTATCTAAAAAATATTGAACATCTACATTCCATAGTTTATCTCCTAAATACAACAACTTAGGAATTATCTCTTCGCTATGAGCTCTGCTATTTGTAAACACAAACTGACAATGTCCAGCAAACTCGTGTTGAACAGAAATTAAATTAGAGAATACCCAGCCTAATTTAGGCGCTCTTCTTCCTTTCGTGAATATAGCTTCCTTCTCTATTGTCGCCAAAGGCTTTTCCACAATAATATACATATAACTATCTAATTCCACGCATCTTTGCATTTCTCTTCTAAACCTGTCTACTTGACCCCCAAATGTTGACAAGAAGTCTCCTGCGCTTTTTCTATCCACAAATGTATTTGAAAAATTATTTCCACCCAGCGTATAATCTCCAAAATCCAATTTTAAAATTTGTGATTTAGGAAATTTCAATGGTTGCTGTTCTCTAGTATCGACCAACACCTCGACATCTACATCGTTGTAAAATTCTTTGGGCATACCTTTATAAAAGATGGGCTTTGCGCCCATAGCTTCGCAAGCTTTGGTGTATGTCCCAAAGTGTTTCTTGTATACGTCTAAGTCTGGCAACTGACGTTTTAATAGTTCTAAATAAAACGGAGCGTTTTTATATTTCTTTCTATCGATTCTTCTTTTACCCAATTCGATTATGTACTCTTTAACCTCCGCCACTGGCGCAGTGTCGCACCACTTTACAAGTTGTGAACGGTTAATAAAATCGTTTTCAAAATAATCATCTTTCTTTTTAAATGGAAGTGGGTTACCATTTAACTTATTAAATCGTGGATAATGTTTAACATAATAGTCAGCTACATACATCTTATGTGCCTTAAGATGAGCATGGAGAGCTTTTTCAGATTCAAACTCCGCTACACATTCTTTACATTTATAAGACATCGTCAATCCCGATACCTAGAACACGAGCTTTCCAAGCGGCCATGCCTTCTAGTTTTTGCGCTTCTTCTTTTATAATTTGTTTCTGCATTTCCGCAATGCGAACCATATTTTTTCTTTCTTCCTCTTCTTGAAAAAGCTGAACAATAGATAAGAAAGAGGCGTTTTCTTTTTGTTTATTGGCTAGACGAGTGCCACGATCACCTTGTAATTTTTTTGTTAGATTTTCAATGCGGCTTTCGCATTGGTGGTACTCAGAACTTTTAGCTTTAATAATTTCTGCAAGACGCACGGTCATTTCGTCCTGATCGTCTGCACTTTCAAACATATCATTAAGTTTTTGCAAGTGGCCAGTAATTAATTCAAGATTAATAATTTCTTTGGCGACGTTCATGTACAAATTTATTTCATCTGCAGTAAGGTCTGGTTTATCCCAAGTCAATCGAATAAATTCTTGCTCAAACAACTCTTTATCTATAAAACTTGTATAATTATTTACAATAGCTACAAATCTTGAATTGTTTAAATTGATTCGGAGTTTATCACAACAAGTCTTTTGATTTCTTGACATTCTGTCTTCTTCTAGCCCGTAGCCAGTAGAATCATTAATCTTTTTTATAATTCTAGACAGTGCATGTGGTGGAGTATAGCTTGATGATGAATGATCTTCTGGCGCTTCTCTTTCTTGGCCCAAGATTTCATTAACGGCTCTCCACTCATTGCTAAGTCGTTTGACTTCTTTGTTGAAAAGTAAGTCAGCAATCTGCGATGTGTTCATGCCATCATCCTGCATTCTTAAGAGCCGCTCTACCTGTTCTTCAGAAAGCGTCACATCTTCTGACTTTGGTCGCTTAGTTGTCTTAGCCCTAAATCCGTTTTCTGCTAAAAATTTGCTAACTGCACGCCCTTCTTTCGATCTTCCATCTAGTTTTTCATCTTCAAAAACTTTTTTTGTTATATTTATGATGTTAGGGTCATCTTTAAATATATTTAGGATAAACTCTTTTTGATGCTCTGTTAATTCGATCATACTATATCCTTTTCTTTTATAATTTCCTTGGCCTTCTCTTGAAAAATCTTTTTTAAGTTTTTTATTTGCTTGTAGCCTGCAGATCTTTTCTTTTCATTAGTTTTAAAACCTAGATACCTGGCAACCTGTTCTTCCGTTTTGTTTTGTATAAAAAGCATTTTAAATGCTACATATTGCCTACCGTTAAGATGAGACTTCATTTCCATCTGTAATTTTTGAGTAGCCATTTCTAAATCTAAAAAATTGTCTCTCCTCTCTGTAATTTCATGCATGTGGTTTTCCATTGTCACAGCTAACTTTATATCGTAAGCAGCTTTCTTTTTTTGCTCCCATTCTTTATATTCTACACAAGAACTATCTTGAAGACCACCAATATTTCTCGAACAAGACTGGCCGCCTAAATTAAATTTGCACCTTAAACACGGTCTTGCATAATTACCATAATGATTTCTTAAAAGATTTTTAAATTGATTAGAAACAACCCTACTAAGCCAAGGTTCTATTGGCTTTGTTTGATCCCAAAGATGCCACTTTTTGTAAATGTGCGACATAATCACTTGTTTTATGTCATCATAGTCAACATAAGCGACTGCATCCAAATCCCACTTTGAACGCTTCCTCTCTAATGCTGCTTCTATTTCTTTTAACTTATCTTCAAATTGATACATTAGAGATCGTCTAAACTTTTAACATTTCTTTTTTTGCGTTTCGGCGGCTCACGACCAGCCAAAGAACCCATTGTTTGCTGAACATCAGATCCAAACGTATCTATTTCATATTCAAGCTTAGAAATGTGCGGAACGTGTTCCGCATCTGTTTCGTTATCATTTAGTGTTTCAATTTTTTGGGAAGGTCTTCTAGATGTAGATGCTTCGTTAACAGCAGCAATTCCCATTGGTGTCCCGCAATCAGAACAAAACTTTGGTGGGCTGAATTTGTATTCAACCTTCTTGCCACAATCTGTACAAAATTTAATTGCCATAAATTATAATAAATTTATTTTAATTTTTCTCTAGCTTAGACACAATAAACTTTACAATTTCGCTTCTTTTTATGTCATCAGCGGTAAATTCTTTACACATGACTCCATTGTCTTGCGATTCTCGATCGTTAAAAATATCAAATATTTTAGAAAAACCACTATTGTTTATATCGCTTTGCATTGGGTCTCCACAGATGATTATCTTGGAGTCTTCACCTATTCTCGTTAAGGTTGTTAAAAGTTCGTTGTACGAAAAATTTTGAGCTTCATCAATAATTACAACTGAATCGTTCCAGTTAGATCCTCTAATGTAGTTAACAGGTATACAATCAAATAAACCCTTTTCTCGCAAAATTTTAATATCTGAAGTATTTATTATTTCATCAAGCTTATCGTAAAAGGGTGTCGCAAAAACCGAGAACTTCTCATTTAAATCCCCAGGCAAAGACCCCATACTTCTTTGGGCGCTTTCTGCTATACTTCTAATATATAGTATTCCTTTCTCCATACCAGAGTCTACCATAATTTGGAGGGCAGAATATGTCGCCATATAAGTTTTAGCCGTTCCAGCTGGCCCAGAAAGAAACAAAAGTTTTGTTTTGGGGTCTAAGGCTGTTTTTAGAAAATTTACCTGATTTTCTGTAAACTTAAATTTGCGCTCTCTGAACTTTACTTTGTGGTTCAGTTGCTTAAATTCTATTTTAGTCATTAACTAAACCTCTTAATTGCCCAAGCGTGTATTCTTGGTCTAGCGATCGGCATTGCGTTATAAAAGAAAAAAGAGTCTGGTATATCATGCGCATTAGATCCATCGTTAAAAACTAATCCAGTAATTTGGTTTTCTGCTGTGTTGCTAGAATCGGTGTGATTATCCTGCACTCCCTCTTCGTCTAAACCATTTATAAATGTCTTTAATCGATCAACAGATACATCTTTTGAAAGTCTTGAAAAAAGCGGGCTTTCGCTTAAATCGTCTGAATGCATGGTTAGAGATATTTTTTGGTCTGCCTGTCCCTTGTTGTTCACTTCAAACGTCATGCCAACATATTTAAAAAACCCTCTGCCCGTCTCGGACGTGGTTCCCTCAAAATCTCCACTGTTAGTTGGCGAAGCGTATGTCCCTCCTGGGAATCCAGCAAAATCCGTAAAATGATATAACATGGGTATATTGCCCTGGTTATCTTCAATTAGGCCTGTGGATAATG